CCCCATCTGAAGATTCTGAAGACCTTGGAAAACGAAGGTCTATTGGAAGATGATAAAATTGGTTTCCTGATTGACCTGGCTAATAAGGACCAGAAAGCGATTGGGAAACTATTGAAAGACAGTGGAGTTGATCCACTGGATCTGGATGTGGACGCAAGCAGCGACTATGTCCCGAAGAAGCGAACTGTCAGCGATGCTGAGATGGAGCTTGATGAGGTACTGGATCGAATCCAGGAATCCGAACATTACTCCAAAACGGTTGAGCTGGTGAGTAAGCAATGGGATGACACCAGTAAGCAAGTGGTCGCCCAGTCTCCGCAACTGTTGGAAGTCATCAATGACCACATGAGTAGTGGTGTATATGACGTAATCACAGCGGAACTGGATCGTAAACGGGCACTGGGTCAACTCAATGGTTTGTCAGATCTGGAAGCGTACAAGCAGGTTGGTGACAGCATTCAGGAGCGTGGTGGTTTTGACCATCTGTTTAAGGAACAACAGAGGCAACAAGACCCCAAGCCAGCGAAGCGACTCCCACCCAAGCAGAAGCAGGAAGATCCCAAACTGAATGAAAAGCGCCGTGCTGCAAGCCCTACCAAGGGTAAGCCGGCGAAGTCCAAGGTAGCTGCTGATTTCAATCCGCTGGCTATGTCGGACGAAGAGTTTGAAAAACAATTCAGTCAAAAACTTCTGTAAATCGTGAGGAAAGCTTATGGGCCGTCAATATAACGATCCCGCTGGTGGTGCACCGAGTAACATCGGCACCCAGATGAACGACTTCTACTATCAGAAACAAGCTCTGGTAGAAGCCAAAAAAGAACAGTACTTCAGCCCGCTGGCTGATGTGACTTCCATGCCGAAACACTTCGGTAAGAAGATCAAGAAGTACCACTACATCCCACTGCTGGATGATGAAAACATCAATGATCAGGGTATCGACGCCACTGGTGCCACCGTTGCTAATGGTAACCTGTATGGTTCCAGCAAGGACATTGGCTCTATCCCGGGCAAGTTCCCTGTACTGTCTGAGACTGGCGGTCGTGTGAACCGTGTTGGCTTCAAGCGTAAAGAGCTGGAAGGTTCCATCGAGAAATTCGGTTTCTTCGATGAGTACACCCAGGAATCTCTGGACTTCGACTCTGACGCCGAGCTGATGCAGCACATCAACCGGGAAATGATCTTCGGTGCCAACGAGATGACTGAGGACATGCTGCAGATTGACCTGATCAACTCTGCTGGTGTCATCAAGTTCTCCGGTGCTGCGACTGATATTCCGGAAGTGAACAAGGCGGCTATGGTGACCTACCGTGACCTGCTGCGTCTGTCCATTGACCTGGATAACAACCGCACTCCGAAGCAGACCCGTGTTGTAACCGGTACTCGAATGATCGATACCAAGACCATTCCGGCTGCGCGTGTGATGTACATTGGTTCTGAACTGCAGCCCACCATTGAAGCCATGGTAGACCTGCATGGTAACCCTGCCTTTATCCCGGTTCAGAAGTATGCCTCTGGCGGCACTGTCCTGAACGGTGAGATCGGCACCGTAGGTTACTTCCGTGTGGTGGTGGTACCTGAGATGCTGAACTGGTCTGGTGCTGGTGCAGATGCCACTGCCGGTACTGGTGATGGTGGTGAGGGTACTCACTACACTACCGGTGGTAAGTACGACGTGTTCCCGATGCTGGTTGTCGGTGATGGTTCCTTCACGACTATTGGTTTCCTTACCGATGGTAAGACTGTGAAGTTCAAGATCACTCACAAGAAGCCGGGTACTGAGACTGCAGACCGTAATGATCCGTATGGCGAAATGGGCTTCATGTCCATCAAGTGGTACTACGGATTCATGGCTCTGCGTCCGGAGCGTCTGGCCGTTCAGTACTCTGCTGCCGAGCTGTGATCGGAAGTAGATAAGCAGTAAACGGGAGGGGCGCAAGCCCCTCCTGATTCAAACCAAAGAGTAGGTATCCCATGAGCGAAGTGGAACAAGTCGAAGTACAGGAAACTGAGCGTGAAGCGCTGGAACGTCAAGCAACCCAACTGGGCCTGAAATACCATCCCAGCATCAGCGACGAGAAGCTCCGTGAGCGTGTTGCCGAAGCCCTCAGTGCAGACAATGAGCTTGCCGATGATAAACCGGTAGCTACCCAAACCAAGTCCAAGAAAGGCCGTAACGATGCCCTGGCTTTGGTTCGTGTCCGGGTAACCTGTATGAACCCGAACAAGAAAGAATGGGAAGGTGAAATCTTCTGCACCGGTAATGCCGAACTGGGCACGATCAAGAAGATGGTTCCATTTGAAGTTGAATGGCATGTACCCCGTATTATTCTGAATATGATCAAGCGTCGACAGTATCAGACCTTTGTGACCAAGAAGACGCCCAATGGCGGCAAGATCAAGGTCGGAAAACTGGTACGTGAATTCGCCGTAGAAGAGCTGCCGCCGCTTTCTGAAAAAGAACTGGCAGAACTGAAACAGCGTCAATTGATGGCGGCTGGCCAGGCCGACTGATAAGCGCCCGGGGTAGGTAGTATGACCACAGTAACTCTTGAACAGCTCACCACATCTACCGTTGATGGAACGGGTGTCTTCGATAAACTCATGGAGGCTGTTGAAGCCCACATTGACCAGGAGTTTAAGAAGAACCGTATCAAAGGGCCGGAGTATGCGACTGTCTACCTCGGGGCTCTTCAGAGCACCCTGGATCAGTCGATCCGGTTCCTACTGACCAAGGACGATGCTCTCCTTAAAGCCAAGCAGATTGAAATGCTTGAGAAGCAGATGCTGGAGATTGATGCACGCATTGCTTTGACGGAACAACAAACGGCGAATGCTATTATCGAAGGTACTGTTCTGACCGCACAGGAATGTAAGCTGCGAGCAGAGTATGACCTGATCATGGAACAGAAACTGAAGACGGTTGCTGAAGCCGCTCTGTTGGCCCAAAAGAAGGTGACCGAACAGGCCCAAACTGATGGTACCAACATTGATGCAGCGAGTGTGGTCGGTAAACAGATCCAGCTGTACGACGCACAACGCGATGGGTACCGCCGTGATGCAGAACAGAAGGTAGCCAAGTTGTTGGTGGATTCCTGGAACGTTCGGATGACAACCAATGACCTCACGGAAGCCAATGCCGTAAATAAACTGTCGGACACTTATATTGGCCAAGCAGTTGGTAAATTGCTAGATGGTGTCAATGCAGCACCTTAAGTGAAGCTAACGTTTATTCATTACACTAGGGGGCATTAGCCCCCTTATTTATTTGTGGTATCTGTCTATGGGTATGTTCAGTAGTAAAAAGAAAACCAAGGTCAGTACAGCGGTTACTCGGGTAGTGGAGGATAACCAATTACCGGATCTCACACGGACCGCGTTGATTCGCTCCATTCTGCAGAATCGTCGGTATACGCAAGTACACCTGGAAGAAGTGCTCAATAGTAAAACCATGAAGTTTGAGCGTGCATACCGTTACGCCAAAAACGGTGGTTACTATTACGGTACACCCAATCACACTATCCGGAATGCAACGGATGGCCAAGACGTTACCCGAAACTTGATAGAAGCAGAATTGGGCACTGCAATTCAGTTTGACTACTTCTATTTCGCCCCGCCTAACAACCTTCATTACGGTTGGCAAAGGCTCACTGAAGATTACGACTACGATGAGTTCTCTAATGAGGTGCGGGCACTATCTACGCCAGGGAACAAGGTATACGTGGATCGACTGGTAGGACAGGTCAATACCTACGTGGAACCTTCAGATGATCCGGAAGAGCCTGATCCAGTATTTCAGATGCCTGACGAGGGTACCCTGGAGACGTGGGAACGACACCCACAAGACCGCTATGCTCCGCATCGAACGCACCCAAAGCAATCTCCATGGTTGTTCGATGAGTCGCACGAAGACGGGGTACGGGTACATCTTATCGACCAGTCAGGTAACCGGAGCGAGCTATTCTTTTCCATGTTGGAGTTTGATGAGGACATGGAATACTTCCAGGCCAAGTATCGATACACCCAAGGTTCCGACCAAAAGTTTGGGTACTTCACTTACCGGTACGGCAGCGGCACATACCCTGTTCTGGATACTATCCACGAAGGGGAAGCGGTAGGGCAGGGAACCTTTATGCCTATTGTGTTCTTCCGACATAACCGGGAAGACCGGACTGCCAGCCACTTACGTGAAACAGCGGCATACAAGACCAGTGAAAGACTGACGAAAATGTTTGGTATCGACTATCAGGAGATGGCCGATGCCATCAATGAAAATGACGACGTGGATAAGGTCGAACAGGCCGTCATGATGTTTGCGGTTCCCGCAAGTTCTGAAGATCCGGTTGATCAGCAGTACCTTTACTCCTTCTTTGATTGGTTATACCTGCAAAACCCTTCAAGTGCTTACGGCGCCAAAAGCAGGCTGACAAATGCCCAGCCAGGTAAAGCCATTACCATTGCGGACAAAGACTTTAATTGTACGTTGAGCTACTCAGGTATTACCCGCAAAAGGGTCGTTGGAAATATCACAGATTTCCGAAAATACTCCGGAGGGGTTAAGAAGGTCACACGATATCTGACAGTAACCGA